ATCAGGCTTCAAAGAACTACCATGAATATCATAACGATGAACATAGTATGGATGAACTTCCTGTAGGTAATGAAGAAGAGCCAGTAGATGATATGACTCTCCAATCTATGATGGAAGATCTTCTCAAGACTAAAAAGTAAAATAATAAATGCCGGTGTCAAATCAAGATATATTAAAGTCAATCTTATTACAAGAACTATCTCCAGTAGATCAGTCTACCTTTGAGGAAGATCCTATGGAGTTTATATTAAAGAAGTATGCAGGACTTAATACAACTCTTGAATACTTAATGACTCCATCATTCAAAGAATACATAACAGGCATATTTGTAGTTGCTCCAAAACCAACTACATTTAAAATCCTCTTACATAATGGTCAGATATTCTTCTTGCAGTTCATGGGCAAAGCTTATGAAGCAACTGTACAAGGCAAGAAATACTATCTAATGACTATCGGTGAGAAAGAAAGGTGCATGATTGCTATATCAAGACTCCTAAGGTTTGGTAGTCCTTTAAAGACTAAAGGACCTGATGGAGCTGAACAAGGTACTAGAGACCAAGAAGGACCTGATGAAGAAGCAGGACCAACTCCACCAGCAGAAACATCAGCACCTGAAGCAGAAGAAGGTGGTGAGCAGTTGACTGAGTCTAAAGTATTAGAGGGTATTATCTCTATACATGAAGCATCTAAAACTGCTGCAAATAGATATGCTGTAAATGCTATCATAAAGAAGTACCCTAAGAAATTTGAACCTCAGTCTAATCCTAATAGGATAGCCAATAAAGAAAAGATGAGTGCAGATGAGTTTAAAACTATTATTGATAAGGTACTAAAGCCAAAAAAGCTAAAGGTATATGGACCAAAGTCTGGACCTAATGATAGCAGCAAATTCAGCATGTTTGTATTTGATACACCAGAAGGAGAAGCATCTCTTATTTTAAGTGGTGGAGCAAGCGCTAATCTAGGTAGCAAGTTTGAAAAAGATTTAGTTGGTAGAATTAAAGCTGTAGCTGGTCTAGAAAATGAAGATATACAAGACCCTATGGTAGCAAAAATAATTGAGGAATTAGGAATAGACGCATCTCAATTATCAGCAGAGGATATAGTAGCGGCTGGAGAAACGGATACAAAAAGGCCTTTAAACTTCAACGGTCCTAAAAATAGAGGCGAAAAGATATCTGACATTATAATCAACTACGGAAATAAGCCGTACTACTTATCAATAAAGAATGTATCTGGTTCTGGAATATACAATGGTGGAATAATACCTGGAATCATATACAATAAAGATAAGACTAAGATCGTATTTGATAAAGAATCATTTGACTCAAATGAAGATGTTAAAAGGATATTAGAAGTGTTAGGTGTAGATCCTAAAAAGATAGTTGCAGGATTAAATAACTATATCAATCAAAAAGGGTCTGATACTGATTTTGTTCAAACTAATGGTGATATAGATTTAGTAAAAAAACTATTAGGCTCAGCTATAGATTACGGCTACTATTATATACGTGAAATACCAGGTGGTGATATTAAAATCATTAATATAAATTCAGCAGCAAAGACAAATAAACTATTAGGCACTCCTAGTGGTATATTCGTTAAGTACCCAAGCAAGTCTACAAAAATAGCTACTATTAGAATACCACTAGAGGATTCAGAACTAGGACTAAAAAGAGCTGATGTTAATATAAGAAATGCAACTGGTGGTATAGACAAGCCAGTTATAAAGATTAATTTATTCTAAAATAAATTTTTTTATTTCATTTATTTTTTGTATATTGTATAGAAATTAAGTTTATGGCAAATAAAAACAATACTTTTAGAACTATTACAACTGTTGACGGAACAGTTCTTCATGTATTTGAGAATGAAGAAAGTGTAGTTAAACCTCATTCTGTAACAGGACCTGCCATATTCTATTCTAAAGAGCATGGTAAATCAGACGAATATTACATTTACGGAGTAAAATATAACTACGACAAGTGGTTAGAATTGACTAGACCTTTTAGAAGGGTAAGTTCAAAAGATGATTTATTAGATGCTTAAATATTTATAAGTAAATAATAATGAACAAATTTGTTACTACTCTAGTTGTTATAGTTTTATTGGCATTCATTTTTTGGAAGTATATTCTACCAAAAGAAGAACCTGTAGATCTAAAACCTTATCAAGGCAAGATCGATTCTCTTAATATTCAGATTAGTATACTAAGTTATAAGAATGATAGTCTAGAAACATTTATAAGCTATCTAGAGTACGAAAAAGACTCTTTGTTTTCTGTGAATGAAAACCTTAAGTATAGAATTACAGACCTGAAAGATCAACTGAAAAAGGCCAAAACAGGTATTGTATATACTCCTCAGCAAGTTGATAGCTTCTTTATCGACAGATACTCAAGAGAGTATGTTCCTGCATTACAAGATACTATTTTTATTCCTGTACAAGTAGCAAGATCAATCATTATAGATTTAGAAGAGGCTGATATTAATAAAGCCATAGTTAAAGCTCAAGATAGTACTATCAATAATCTAGAACAGTTTCTAAAGAATAGAGAAGACGTTATATCTTCTTTGAGGATGAAAGAGTTCAACTACAAGAATATGGATAGTCTAAGGTTAGAACAGCAGATTAATTATGAGAAGCAGTTAGAGTTGTTGAAGGCCGACATTAAAAAGTATAACAAGAAGCTAAAGTTTAGTAAGATAACAAACATTCTTGTAGGAGCAGCTGCAGTAGGATTCGTAATAACAAATAAATAATGCCAGAAGCTCAAGTAAATATAAAAGAGAGGATAAGAGAGGAGTTTATAAAATGCGCAACAGATCCTGTGTACTTTATGAAGAAGTATTACATGATCCAGCATCCTCAGAGAGGTAGACAGTTATTTGATCTCTATCCATTCCAAGAAAAGGTTTTAAGACTATTCCAAAAGAATGACTACTCAATCATAAATAAGTCAAGGCAGTTAGGTATCTCTACATTAGTATCTGCATACTCATTATGGTTGATGCTGTTTAACAAAGACAAGAACGTTCTTGTTATTGCAACTAAGCAAGATACTGCCAAGAACATGGTAACTAAAGTAAGGTTTGCTTACCAGAACTTACCTACATGGTTAAAAATACCTGCATCAGAAGACAACAGGTTAAGTCTAAGACTTACTAATGGTTCACAAGTAAAAGCGGTATCAGCCGCTGGTGATGCTGGTCGTTCTGAAGCTGTATCTCTACTAGTTATAGATGAGGCTGCGTTCATTGATAATATTGAGACTATCTTTACAGCCGCCCAACAAACATTGGCAACAGGTGGTGGTTGTATAGCCTTGTCTACTCCTAATGGTGTGGGTAACTGGTTTCACAAAACTTATACTTCTGCTCAAGAACAAAAGAACAAGTTCTTACCGATATCACTTCCTTGGACAGTTCATCCTGAACGTAATCAAGACTGGAGAGATGATCAAGACAAAGTACTAGGTAAAAGAAATGCCGCTCAAGAGTGTGATTGTGACTTTGCCACCTCAGGTAATACTGTTATCGAACCAGATATACTTACTTGGTATGAAGAGAATATGATCTCAGAGCCAATAGAAAGGCGTGGTTTAGATAAGGCATTGTGGATATGGGAATATACGGATCCACAAAAATATTATGCCTTAATAGCTGACGTAGCGCGTGGTGATGGTAATGACTATTCTGGCTTCCATGTTATAGACATAGAAACATTAACCCAAGTGGCAGAATATAAATCTCAAGTTGATACTAGAGACTATGCTAATATTATCCTTAGTACTGCAGCAGAATATAATAATGCTTTAGTCGTGATTGAGAACGCTAATATAGGTTGGGACGTAATTCAAACAGTATTAGAAAGAGGCTATAATAATGTGCACTATAGTTATAAACATAGTCAAAACACTGAGTTTTCAAAATATATAGATAGTTATAATAAACCTGATGGTTTAGTTCCAGGATTTAGTACAACAGAAAAGACTAGGCCTTTGGTTATAGAGAAGATGAGAGACTTTGTTGAGAACAAGGTTGTTACTATAAGGTCAATAAGACTGTTAGAAGAGCTTAGAGTATTTATCTGGAAGAATGGTAAAGCTCAAGCAATGCAGAGTTACAATGACGATCTAGTTATGGCATTTGCTATCGGAATGTACTTAAGAGAAACTAGTCTTAGATACAGAAAGACCGCAGAGAATTTGACTTATGCAGCATTAAACAGTTTCACTAAAACACAGGATACGAGTATTTCATATAATGCGAATACTCACTACAATCAAAATCCTTGGGCTATGAATGTTACTACCCCAATGGGTGATGAAACACAAAATTTAACTTGGCTTTTATAATTATATAATATGGCAGAACAGCAACCACAAAGACAAAATAATCTATTCTCTACTTTAAGACGTTTGTTTTCTACTGACGTCATCATTCGTAATGAAGGTGGAGACATGCTTAAAGTAATGGATCCAGACACTATTCAAAGGTCTGGTGTAATTCAAACGAACTCTCTTATTGATAGGTTCAATAAGGTATATACTACCTCAACAGCATATGGTGTAAACCTTAACTTAGCACAGAACTATCAATCAGCAAGGGTTCAAATATATGCAGACTACGATGCTATGGATACCGATGCTATTTGTTGTTCAGCATTGGATATTGTAGCAGATGAGTGTACACTTAAAAATGAACAAGGTGAAGTATTACAAATTAGGTCTTCTGACGAAAACATTCAAAAGCTCCTCTATAACTTATTTTATTCTGTACTTAATATTGAATTTAATCTTTGGTCTTGGGTTCGTAACATGGCTAAGTACGGCGACTTCTACCTCAAATTAGAGATCGCTGAAAACTATGGTGTTTATAATGTTATTCCATTCTCGGCCTACAATATAGTTCGTCAAGAAGGATATAACCCTGAAAACCCACAAGAGGTTAGGTTTAAGTATGATCCAAATGCAGCCCTAGCATCATCAACTGGTTATAGCTCTTTACAGAATAACGATTCTGGCATCTGGTTTGATAACTTTGAGATGGCGCACTTCAGATTGACTGGTGATGTTAACTATCTTCCTTATGGTAGATCTTACTTAGAGCCTGCTCGTAAGTTGTTTAAGCAGTATGTATTGATTGAAGATGCAATGTTAATTCATCGTATTGTAAGAGCTCCAGAAAGACGTATTTTCTACGTAAATGTAGGCGCAATTCCTCCACAAGAGGTTGATAACTACATGCAAAAGATGATCAATAAGATGAAGAAGACTCCTCTTATCGATCCAAATACTGGTAACTATAACCTTAAATACAACCAGCAGAATCTACTTGAGGACTTCTTTATACCTGTAAGAGGTAACGATACTTCTACTAAAATAGATACAGCGAAAGGCCTTGATTATAATGGTATCGAAGACGTAGCATACTTCCGTGAGAAGTTGTTTGCCGCCCTTAAGATACCTAAGGCTTTCATGGGCTATGAAAAAGACCTGACTGGTAAAGCTACACTTGCTGCTGAAGATATTCGTTTTGCTAGAACTATCGAAAGACTACAGAGGATTATCATTAGTGAGTTGACTAAGATTGCATTAGTTCACTTGTATGCTCATGGTTATACCAATGAATCTGCTGCTAACTTTAGCCTTTCATTGACTAATCCATCTATCATTTATGATCAAGAAAGGATTGCACTCTTCAAAGAGAAGATTGACTTGGCTAAACAAGCAATGGAAGGATCACTCTTACCTAGAGACTTTATCTATGACAAGATATTCCACTTCTCTGAAGATCAATATGCAGAGCTTGAAGATATGG